TCATAATGAAAATCATTTTAATTATGTATGCAACGAGAAAGGGAAGTTGTTTAAAAGTGCCACACCAAGTAGCAATGTTTTTATAAAAATGCAACATGAAACTTGTATGGAGAGAAATTATGACTGAAGATAAAATAAATCCAGATCATTATAAATCATTAAAAGGACTACAATGTATTGACTGTGTTGAAGGAGTGGTAGAGGGATTAACAGGAATTGAAGCTACTGATACAGGAAATATTATTAAATATCTATGGCGTTGGAAAAATAAAGATGGGGTTGAGGATTTAAAAAAAGCTAAATGGTATTTGGAGCATTTAATTGCTCATGTAGAAAATGATGTTGAAACATTAAAAACAATGAATGACATTATATTTGAACAAAAATTTGACGAATTACATGACGAGGATTGATTTAAGAAAACCTCATTTGTGTCATGTGTGCAAAGAGAAAGGTATGTTTTATTATAAAAAATGGTGGTGTGGGCATGACAAAAATTTAAATGGAGTTTGTAATAATGACCAAAGGAAAAAAGCTACTAGAGAAAAATAAGGAAGAATGGAAAGAGCATAAATATATATTTGAAGGCTATGGTTACATTATGGTTTATAACAAATCAGAATTTCAAATTATTCATGCGTTAAGTGGTCGAACTATTACTAAAGGAGGGTTTGAGGAAATATGAAATTAATTATAGCAGCTATAATAATATCAGCAGGACTTATCATAGCTGGAAGTCTAATTGATATAGATACCATCGTTAAAATTAATAAGGAGTGTGAAATATGAAATATCAAAAATTAAAAGACCAATCTAATTTCCATTGGTATAAGTTTGATGATGGCACAAAGATACAAAGGTCTGGATTGTCTAAAATAATTTTTAAACTATTTGAAAATGATAATAGATGGAAAATTCCAGAGATAGTTAAAGAAATAAAAATGAATGAGGAAACTGTTACTCATATTGTTAGAGGGTTATGTACTCAAGAAAAATTACAAAGAGAGGTACATGGTAATAAGAATACTATTTACTTTAAAAAAATAGGATGTTTGTTAGCTGATTTATATTATCCCAAATCTATTCTTAAAAAATTTAAAATTAAAAGTCGTAAAGTTATAAAGGCAGAACATGGTAAGGTCGTTAGTTATCCATTATCAATTAACCATCAATACACTCAAGGTAGCGTCTATTGTGAAACTGGTTAATGAGGATTAGCAGGCTTAACGAGATAATTCAGGACTGGGTTCGCTGGCATAAGGTTGATGATCACAAGCTAGGTTACCCTAGTAAAGTTAGTTATATGTCCACAGGAGGCTATTCTGCGAATGTATTTGACGATATGGTTGGCATAGCTGATAGTAATAATGTGAAAACATTAGATGCTATTATTAACTCATTACCGCTGGAGCAAAGGCAGGCTATTTACGCAAATTATCTTGGGGAAAAACAACCTATATTTTATGAGATGAAATTTGAATTGGCTATGGAAAATTTATTATCTATCGCAAGCAGGAGAATTTATGCTTAATATAAAATTAGATGAGGCAACTTTTTTAGAGTCAGTTAAGTTTCATCAAGAGAATAATATTGGAATGAGAGGTCATGCGGATGGAAGTAAGGAAGAGCAGCTCACAGGTATTATTGGGCAGAATATTATTTGTCTTTATTTGGGAAAGCCATTTATGGTCGCTGAAGGTTTTGATGGTGGGGTAGATATTACTTTAAACGACACAACAATAGATATAAAAACTATGGGTAGGAATGTTTATCCAAAGCCTGATTATGTTAATAACTTAATAGCAAGCCAATTAAAATATGATGTAGGTAACTATTTGTTTTGTAGTTACCATAAAAAAGATAAGGTATTAACCATCTGTGGTTGGATAGATAAGCAAGGGTTCAAAGATAAGGCTGAATTTTATAAGGAAGGTATGATAAGAACAAGGACTAATGGTACTACTCTGACAAATAAAGCCGACTCATATGAGATAAAGAATAAAGATTTAAATGCTATTGATAATTATAAAGATTTGTTAAATGTAGGAATTGTAGCTTAATTTTTATTTTTCCATATTAATCGTAGCCAAGTTTTTAAACCTTCTACTCTTGTTTGATCTTTTAATTTATTAAGCCAGTATCTTCTTTGCTCTATAGGTTTTTTGGATAAGTTTAAAGCCTCACAATAAAGCATATACTCTTTACTCCAAGTATCTGTTTCAGTACCATCTGGAAGTGTTATAGGTTTTGAGTTTCGTTCTCTAATCGTCAAGGTCTTGGATATTCATATAAGCACTATCAATAATTAATTCAACTGATGATCCGTCAGATAAGTGTATAACCATAGTATCTTCACCATGCACTACATCCACACTGTCTATTGTCTTATCTTGCATATGTAATGCAATTAATTGGATGTCCATTTGAACTTTCCTTATATGGGTGAAGCCGCCTCTGATTTTAATTTTTTTATAGGTTTGTTTAGTTTTGACCACTTTCCGCAGTCCTGGCACTGTATCCTTTGCCATACTTTTTTCAGAGCTAATGATGTTCCCCTTTTTTGTAAATGATTACCGCCACAATTAGGGCATACCACCCCTTCGGATAATATGTTGTGATTAGGGTGTATTCTAATCCAACCTTGTAATTTTCTATATACTTTTTCTGTTAGCTTCACATCATTAATATTATATTTCTTCATCAACTTCCATGCTTTAGGATTTTTAGCCATACATTCAATCCATAAAGGCATACCTTGATGAGAGGTCTTCATTCCAATACCTAATACTTGAGCAATGTAGTCAAGTTTATTACTAGCAAATTTGAACTTACCTCTAGCTGTAGTAATTAAATCTATATCTTTATAAGGACTAGGTGGTGGAAGATGGTGTAGTAAAAATTCTTTGTTAAGTGTTGGCATATCAAATCGTTTACCATTGTAGGTAATGATTGCATCAGACTCATCTATGAGTTTATGTATTTCTTTAATCATTTTAATTGGTGTTGTATCGTATACGCTAGAAAAGTGTACCTTCTTTTCGCCTAGCCATTTTGCTGCCCAACATAATACAGTAGAACTTTCTATTAACTGATTTATACTAATGTTCTGCTGAAACAATCCCCAATGAAATCCTGTATGTGGTGAAGTTTCTATATCTAATATAAGAATTTTCATCTTAACTAGAGTATAACATTACTCCATCTTTATTTATACTCAAAGCCTGTTTTCTAGGTATTTCTTCATCTTCACAAAAAGAGATATGGACCCACGAATTAAACTCCAAAATAAGCTGGTCATAATTAATATCGGAATTAATAATAGCGAGTACAATTTCATCAGGAGTTCCGAAATTCCTGCAAGTGAAATCAGCGGCAAGTCCCTTAACATGAGAAGAGGTTTTTTTGCTGCCAAGTAACTTATTAAGACCCAAACACCTGTAGCCACTGCTAATATATATAGGCTTATCATTAAGAACGCTTCGTACATTTTCCATCTCCATTGCTAGTTTATAAAGGTTTTCTTGCTCGTTATCATTTGGAGTATTATCTATTCCAAGTCTTGTTGCTGTTTCACTAAAAGTGAGTTCATCCATACTAAAATGTGGACTAGCCATTATCATAATTGTAATATCTCCATTATAATCCAATCAATTCCATAAGGTTTAGCATTGCCTCATTGGTAGGTATAGCTGGTATTTTTCCAGGCATCTGTTGCATTGGTGTCATACCATACGATAAATCGTCTAATGCTTTAGCACCGCCACCAAAAAACATATTACTAGCACCTGTTGGGTCTCGGTCTAATGAAGTAAAACGCTTCATACCATCAGCTAACTCACCAAAAAAATATCCCCTTAAACCACTTCGCTCCATAGGTTTAATTGCTCCGTACTTTGCTATATCATCTTTTAATTTTCTTTCATATAGTATTCTTGACAAGTTTTCACGCATTAGGTTATCTATGTCCACATTTTCACCTAGTAAACCACCCTCATGTTTTTCATTTGCAAGTAAGTTTGATGACATTATAGAACCTGCACCTATACCTGCATATT